CTTGACGGGTTCACCGTCGCGGACGGCTCGGGTAACGACTTCAGCCCGTCGCCCATCTACTGCGTGGATTGGTCGAGGCTGCAGCCGATCGTGCAGGACGGTTACTGGATGGAGGAAGGTGAACCGATGGTCGATCGTGGCCAGCACACCACCTTCACCGTGTACCTCGACGGTTCGCACAACAACCTGTGCATCAACCGCCGCCAGGTCGGGTTCGTCCTTCACAAGAAGATTCCTGCCTGATCGTAGGGCAGCATAGCAGATTTCGAAGCGGGGTCGAGTAAAGGCCCCGCTGTTTCAACCTCCGAGTAAAGGAGATTCCAAATGGGTTACGGATTGATTGGATACGACAATGCAGGCAACGCTGGCTTTCCCTCGCCGGCGGTTTGGGCGGACTGCCCGAATACCCTGCTCATCGACAAGGCTCTGGGCTATTACATCAAGGCTGATGGTGCCGGCGACGTGAACACGCTGCCCGGTCTGCCGGAAGACTCTGATGCGGGCTCGTACACGTACGATGATGGCACGGTGGATAACCGAGCGGTCATCGCTGACGTTGGTGCGGCCACCGACAACAATGCCCTGGCCATTCACAGTCAGCCTCTCGCGAAGCTCGCGAAGTCCAGCGGCACTAAGCTCTGGGCGGAGACGGACGTGGCGTTTGACGCCCTCGCGGACGAGGCATTCTTCTTCGGGTTTGGCGACAAGTCCGCTCTCGTGCGTGACGTTGTGGCCGACGACCCCAGCAACTCGGCTCAGGCCGGCGTGATTGACCAGTCCCTCGTGGGCTTTGTGACCACGCAGGCGTCGAGTAAGATTGCGACTGTGGACGCGGTGTACCAGAAGGCCGGTGACGGCGGGGCCACTACGGTCCTGGCTGACGTGACCAACGCCTCGGCCATCGCCTCCAGCGATCGCAGCAACCTGGTTGCCCAGACCTTCGTTCGCCTCGGCGTCTACTACGACGGCCGGAGCAAGGTCAAGTTCTTCGTGAACGGCATCAAGGTGGCGGAGAAGGAAGTGGACAGCACCTTCGACCAGACGCATGATCTGGGTGTGGTGTTCGCCCTCAAGACTGGTTCGGCGGCTCAGAACAAGGCGTACTACCGCTTCATCCGAGCGGCGGCACAGCTTGCTGAGCAGAGCTAAGCGACCACAAAATCCGGGGGCTTAACGGCCCTCGGCTTTTTTCCTACAGGAGCAACCCGATGTCTACAGCACCCACAAGCAACTACACGTTCAATGATCTCATCAAGGAAGTTGCTCGTGCTATCGGCGTCGGCTACTATGGGACCAACGGTGACGGGGCCCTGGATACTCCAGTCGATGCTTACGATCTGGACCAGTGCAAACGCCTCGTCAACGATGGGATTCGCATGTTCATTGCTGATGCCCCGCAGCCGAACGGGTGGCGATGGATGGAGCCCGTGGCCTACGTAAACACCTGGATTTCAGTTAGCAACGACAGCACAAACACGCTGACCTTTGATGCCTATGACAGCACTAATGACCGCACCAAGCTGACGGCGACCACTGATTCATTCTACGAGTCGATGGAAGAGAAAACGTTGACGGTGAAGGGCGGCGGCAGTTATGTCATCAAGCAGTATGCTGATGCCAAGAATGTGTATGTCTATGGTGACGCCAGTGGGGAGACAAATGGGAGTGAGTGGAGTCTGACGGCTGACGGCAACTTTACGCTTCCCAAGGACTTCAGCGGTGACAGCGAAGGCCAGATCACCTACGGCAACGCTACCAATCGCGGCATGTATATCGAATGGTGTGACGAATCGGTTATCCGTGAATGGCGGGCGAACATCGACAGCAATACCGGCACGCCCATCTGGGCAGCGATCCGACCCATCGTCACGAAGAGCAACCGCCGGCGGTGGGAGCTTTGTCTCTACCCGCAGCCGGACGAGCACCTGCAGGTCAGCTTCCGCTACACTGTGGGATTTGATCTGCTCGTCGATCTGACTGATGAGCCGCCGACCCCCGCTGCCCACGATGAGACGATCAAGGCTGCATGTCTCGCTGTGGCTGAACGAGACGTGGAGGATATGACCGGCCCGAAGATGAGCTACTATCGCCAGGTCGCACTGGCCAACAGCTATCGAATTGACGCACAGAGTGCCCCGCGAAAGCTGGGCTACTTCGGCAATCCGCCGAAGCGGATGCCTTCCCTTCGGAATTGGAGGAAGAATTGGATGCAACGTCCTGATGTGACCTTCAATTCCTAAACCCTCGTGACTCTCCGAGTCACCAAGCAAGGAGATCGTGATGAAACTTTCCCTCAACAACTTTTTGTACGGCGTAAAGCAGATCGTCATGGGCGGCGGCACCGATAGCGGTGGAACGCCCTACAACGATGCCGGTTATCTTGTCGATCGCGTGGTCGACGGAGCTACCAGTCTTGCGGCCGGTGCTGGCGGCAACACCAATCCGTACATCGCCTACGTCCACCGCGACTACGACGAAGCGACCGATGTTGCTTCGATCAATCTGTTCGCTGAGATGGCCGGGGCGACGGATACGCCGGCCGTGACGGCGACTGTAGTGCGTAAGCGTGCAGGAGTGGCTGATACCACCCTTGCAAATGCGACGGCTCTTGGGTCGCTGAGCAATTCGATTCAGAAGTTTACTATCAACCTGAACGGTAACACGTTGCTTCGGGATGATGTGCTCTACATCACGTTTAACATCGGATCGCACACTACGGACGCGGTTACGCTCCTGTGTGTGACCAACGCGTACCGATCGTGTCTGGTGAGCTACAACGAGGAAGATTCGAGCGGAAACGCTCTTCGCTAATACGCATCCTCGGCATTTTTGACGAAGTGACCGAGGATTTGTTACACCCCGGAGCAACCTGATGCCGAAACAGATCATTCAATTCCCATGGCCAGTAAAAGGACTGATGGAACAGTCTTCTTTTCAGAGCCCGACTCCTGAGTCAACGTTGGACTGTTTGAACGTACGTAACTTCGATGCCATGGAACGCCGGCTTCGTGGCGGCAAGCGTACGGGGATTAGCAAGTACATCAATACTCAGGTGGGCTCGGGAAGTTTTATTCAGCATATTTCCGATACGGTCGAAACAGTCGCGATTCATACTTCGGGAGATGTGGCAACGACGGCCTCGAATCCTGGGACTGTTACCACCACGACTACAGCCCAACAGGCGTGCGGAATTGCTACTCTCCCGGATAGAGCATTTATTGCGGATCATTCCGGTAACGCCTACCTTTGGTCTGTGTCGGGTAACTCGTATCCCAGTCAAATAGCCACTCAGACTTCTAACTATACCAAACACGGAGTAGTTCAGATACCGAATACCAATTTGGTGCTCACAATGGGTTCCTACGTCCACGCACTTTGGGCAGTTACTTCAAACAGTATCACTGTGGTGGATACTTTCAGCACCACATCCGTTACACCGAGTGTGTCTTTTTCCGCTTACGATTATTCGGCTGATCGAACAGGGCAATGGGGAATTGGAAAGCCCGGCTGGTTGTTTCCCCTAAGCAGTGCTGGTATTGGAGTCCCTACTCAACTCACCGTGCCAGATGGTGGCACAATTTACAGTGCAGCGTTTGCCCCCGCCGCAGATTTGGTTTGTCTCGGAAGTAGTAACAACTGGTTGTATATGTACCAGTTTGACCCAACAACAGGCACGCTCGGTACACTACTGGCCTCGAAGAACATCACCTACACTCCCCTAGGACACATGGCATTGACCAGTGATGGGTCTTATATCTACGCCAACTCCAGCGGGGCAAGAAGCCATCACTATGATTCATCCGCTGGGACGATCAGCGACTATATCGACACGGCTCCCACGACCAACGCCTATAAAACCGGATTCCAAATCACGTCTGACGATAAGTATCTGTGGGATGGAGAAGTGATGTCAGAGATCAGTTCTGGCGTGTTCGTCCAATCGTTCTCTGCGGGAACCGCATCACAGGCCAGTGGACTTGTTACTGATACCCTTCCGGTCGGGGGCGGTCATTTTTATGTGTTTACGCCCCCGACCACCAATCCATCGGCCCGTAAGGAAAACCTGCTTGTTGTGTCGGGCGGGAATCTCTACCGATCCAACGATAGCCTCGATGGATTCGCAACTCCGACCAACGGATCGAGTGCCTTTCAGAATAACGTGCTTGTCAGTGCTACGGAAGCGTACCAAAAGGTTTACTTCACAGATGGAACAGCCTCGGGGTATAAAGTGCTGGACCTCAGTACCAACGTAGTGAATACTTGGTCTACGTCTGCGGGAGCCCTTCCGATCGGATCAACTGATACCACTCTTGGGTGTCGGTTCGGAGTGCTATACCGGGGACGTGTGGTTCTCTCCGGACTTCAAGAAGAACCGCAAAACTGGTTTATGTCCAAGAGCGGTGATCCCACCAATTGGGACTATGCACCATCGACGAGCACGAGTACCCAAGCTGTGGCCGGCAATAACTCGAATGCGGGGGAGCTTGGCGATGTGCTTACGGCTCTCGCCCCATTCCAGGACGACATTCTGCTGATGGGTGGTGCAAAGTCCTTGTGGATCATGCGAGGCGACCCCGCCGCTGGGGGACTCATCGACAACGTAAGTCGTCAAACGGGTATCGTGGGACAACAGGCATGGTGTTTTGACAATACCGGAATCTTCTATTTCTTCGGACCCAACGGATTATACCGTATGTCTCCGGGCAACAGCGAACCCGAACTCATCTCTCGCGGACGTTTGGACAAGACGTTCAGCGATATTGATACAGCTATTTATAACGTAGCTCTCGTCTACGATAACTACTGGCAAGGCGTTCACATTTTTCAGACTGCTTTGAGTGCCCCCTCTTCAACGGTCTATCATTATTTTTGGGACCAACGCACAGACAGTTTTTGGCGTGATACCTATCCATCGACTATTGGACCGTCGTGCATCCATCTGTTTCAGTCGGTCCAGTCTTCCAAGCGGGGTGTGTTACTCGGGGGATACGACGGGTATCTCCGGGCCTTCGATGCCTCTGCGATGGGTGATGATGGCACGGCCATTGAGTCGTACGCCCAGTTTACCCCGCAAGCTCCGGGCGACATCCTGGCGGCAAGCCGGCTCGACGACCTGCATCTGGTGATGGGAAATGGGTCAGGCAATACCACGTTTAAGCTGTTCACGGGCAATACGATCGAAGATGCCGTCTCGAATGCCCAGTCTGGCAGCCCGCGGTTTGTGCGGTCCATCACCGATGGTGGTCGGTCCACGGCGATGCGGAACCGGATTGCTCAGTCCGCGTTCATCCCTCTTCTCTACCAGTCGTCTGTATCCGATACCTGGGCTTTCGAGAGGTTGGAAGGTACTCAAACTATTATGTCTCGTATGCGAGGTAAGCACGTCTAATGCCAGGACTGAAGGGTCAAATTCGTGTACCACGAGCCGAGGTTCGACTGCGGCGTAATGCAACGGGCCTATCGGAGAAAGTGGACTTCATTGACTCGTCCTCGTCTGTCATTCGATTGGCTGACGCGGGATATCTGACACTGGCGTTATCGTCCACCAGCGGACTTGGGATCACGGCGGCGAAAGAGTTGACGATCTCTCTCGACACTGATCCAGGGCTGTCGCTAAGCACGACGGGTTTGAAGATCAGTCCAGTTGCTCCGTTGGCCACCAGCACCAGTGGACTCGGGCTCTCTCTCGGAACCGCCTCTTGCTTGGCCGTCGTGTCCAACGCTCTCAACGTCCAGTTAGCTTCGCCGTTAATCGCGTCATCCAATAAGGTCACACTTAACCTAGCAGCAACTCCGGGGCTTGAAGTGAGTGGTGGAACCCTGCAAGTGAAGGTGCCATCCAATAATCTGACTGTGCGTGATTCGACCGGGATACACACGGACTTCGATGAGTTGTTCCGACAGAATGAGGTTTGGCGATAATGTCTACTACACTTAAACAGCTTGCACAGATTCAACCGACCGTTACGACACCGACGACGTTGTACTCTCCGGCATCGGCCGGGATCACTGCCGTCATCCGCACGATCTGCGTATGCAACACGGGGACCACCACCTCGAAAGTGTCGATCTATCACGAGTCCCCAAGCACCGGCTCACCGGATGGAACGCACGCGATCGTATACCAGCGGGCGATTGCCCCCGGATCGACTCTCACGTTTGAATTTCTGATCGCCATTGGAAGCAACACTGACCTCATCTCGGTCCAGGCGGATGCCGCAAATCAAGTGACTTTCACGGCATACGGGGCAGAGCAAACTTAGTTGACACAACCGCTTTTATGTGGTATACTTGGGATAGGTGAAACTATGAGCCAGATCAATCTGAACAACATCATCCAACAGGTCCAGCAAGCCCAAAACCAGGCCAATGCTGCCAACGAATCGCGGTATAAGCAGCTTATCTCCGCGATCCAGGGCCTTGCTGGCCGCACAGGCAACATCTATGGCCAGATCATGAACAACATCGGCCAGATGGGGCAGACTCAGAAGACGAACATCGCCCGCAAAGAGAAGCGTCAGAAGGCTAACACGGCTCAAGACCTGATCTCGCGTGGGCTCGGCAACACCACGATCCGCCAGTCGGCGATGCGTGGCGTGTCGTCTGATGCTCAGCGAGCCCTTCAGAACCTGGCCGAACAGCAGGCGAACATGCGGGCGTCGGCCCTCCAGTCGAAGGCGGGCTCTGACCAGGCTGTGACGGGTATGCTGGCCCAGGCAATCCAGGCCCGCAATGACATCGGCCCCAACCTCAGCATGTACGCAAACCTGCTCCAGCAGGCGGCAGCGGCCAACCAGCAGAACAAGAAACTCCAGGCATCCATCCCGGCGTCGAACCAACAGGTCAATGGGCCGGGATTTGGAGGCGTCTCGCCAGCCGGGTCCGGCGGCGGTGGAGGCGGTGGTTCAATGGGGTCGCCGAGCTTTGGCTCTACTGGCGGAACAGGTGGTTCTAACGGTACTGCTTATGTTATTCACGGTAACGCCCAGAACAATCAACCGAGCACGCAAATCCAGAACCTCGCCGGCCAACTCGGCGGGCAGGCTGCCAACAACGGCATGACTGCTAAAGAGAAGAAGCACTGGCAGTCGATCTATGATCGGGGGGCCGGGCTCATCAGTCAGAATTACGACATCTGGAACAAAGCGAAACAGAAACTGGGACTCTAATTATGGCCATCAACGTCCGATACAGCCCGGTATCCGCAACTCTGCAGGCCGCGTCAAACGTTGGCCGTGGGCAGGCGAACGTCCAGCGGTTCAAGATGGAGCAACAGCTTGTTCAGCAGGGTCGTCAGAACCAGCAATTTCAGGATCAGCTTGCGGCCCAGCAGTACAACCAAGCTCAGAATCGACAGCAGCAGATGCGTCTGGCCCAGATGCGGAATCAGTTGAATTATGCGAAGATGGCTCAGCAGCGTCAGCTTCAGCAGAATCAACGACGCAACACGCCACTCAGCCAGGCCCTGAAGGATGCCCTTCAGCGGCACCAGCAGCAGCTACAGACCGGCACGACACAGCAGCAGCCTGATACAGGCGGCGTTGGCGTTATTGGTGCTGTGAATGAGAATCAAGCGGGGAACAAACCCGTGACCGCCCTTTCGGGATCTACGCTGTTGTCTGGGAGCAACCTGTCGAACGCTGAGAAAGCAGCGAAGATGACGCATCACCCGGATATCGTCCAGGCTCTGCAGGGCTACGGCCAGGGTGAACAGCAGGGCGGTGGTGTGACGCAGATGCAGACGCCGCAGACCTTGGACCCCCTGACTTCTTCGAAGCTCGCCTACGCCACCGCAATGAATGTGAAGGGTCTGACGCAGGCCCAGCAAAACGCGGTCAAGGCTCTCATCACCGATCCCAGCGTCAACCTTACGCGGTTCTCATCTGCTATTAAGGACGTGGCGAAGAGCACGGGAAAAACGGGCGTGCAGGGGTTGTCCCCGAGTCAACGAGCCCAGATGCAAGTCTACAACTATGAGCACCAGATCAACAACGCTCAGAAGAAACTCGACCAACTGGCCCAGCAGTTTACGCCCCAGGAACAGCAGATGTCGATCGAGCAGTTTCGGCAGTCTCAAGCCCCGCAGCGTAATACGCAGATTGATAATAGCTGGTGGCCGGACAATCTTGGCCAGGGCGGCATGACTGCGGAGGCACACAATAAGCAGTTGGATCAGTCTCTTGCTACGTTTAAACAGTATAAACATCTGCAGCAACAGATTCACCGCCTTGGGCAGCACCGCGATGCCCTTCTTCAAGGGGCCCCAGCGGAAACAGCCCAACAGCCACAGCCGACTCAGCACTCCCAGGCATATCACATGCCGAGTGGACGTACAGTGTCTCTCTCTGATATTCAGCAGACCGCCCAGAAACACGGACAGACCGTTGACCAAGTGATTCAAGACCTCCATCTGACCCCGGTGCAACAACATGGTTGATCTTTACAAAGAAGCTGGTGTATCCCCGTCCGCCCCGACTGACCAACCCCAGCAGTCGGGCGGTGTTGATTTGTACGCTGAAGCTGGACAGGCCCCGCCCCAGAGTCGTGTAACCGCCAAGAACACAGGAGCGACTGGGTTTGCGAAGATGCTGCAAGAGAGCGGTCTTCCCCAGCAGGATCAGCAGCGTCTGCTCAATACGGGAGTGACCCCTGGAAACGCGATGGAGTGGGGGGCAGCCGCTATCCA